AGTAATCTTTTATTAGCGTAGTAATTCCTTTATAGACCATTTCGGGGTCAGACTTTGCCGATACTATATATTTGAATGTTGGTATTCCTTTATCATTTAATTGTCGCATACCATACTTAAACGGTTCATAAATATCGTGCTTATCAATTGATTGCCCTTCTCTTAATGGATATTTGTCTCCCCATATGTCATACTTATTTGCCCAAATACTTACAGCCATAGGGTAATCTGCTTCTTTTTTTCTTTTTCCATTCGGCCAAATATTAGAGGTAATTGTATCTACTAAAAATTTCCATGCTAATTGATGGTCTAAGTTAGATGTTGAATCCAAATGCCTATGGTCTATCATAAAAATAATATATTTAACCTTTCTAGATTTCATGTCTTCGACCCATTGTTTCCAATACATCGCTTCTCCGCCAATATCTGCACTTTTCAATGTATGAGAGTCTCCGTCAAACTTAACTACTTTTCTACTCGCTCTTTCCAAACCAACTGTTCTTTTATTGATTTGTTGGACTTCGCCTCTTGTTCTTAATTGGTAACTTAATGTTGTTTTACCAACCATAGTAGCACCATAAACTCCAAAATTAATAGCGTGGACTCTTTTATAAAAAGCCACTACTGCTTCTGTAATTAGAATCGCAAAGCCCGCCATTACTGACATCTAATGACCCCCAAATACTGACTTAATAGTTTCAATTATCCAACCCATAATGTTTATGTCAAAAACACCCATTATGTTTCCTATAAGAAACATAGATAAAGTAGCACAAGACCCCCAAAACCACGCTCGCATTTTAATAAAAAACAAATCCGCAGAATGCGCTCTTTGTTGATTATATGCGTAGTCGGAGTCGGAGAATCCCATTAAGTCACCAAGAACCAACTAATTCACCTCATGGTTGAAGAGTAGCCAAAAACTCATTAGGCACTTGACTTTCTTCAAACGAAGCGATTTGTGTTTCAGGATAAACATTGTTCCATGAATCCCGCTTATTAACTCCGTATTGTTTCATACTTTCACGAAGTTTCTGTTTAATTTGTTGTTCTCTAGCAACCCTTTGAAAGTGTGCTTCAATTTGCCTATCTAGCAACCTAATCTCAATTCTATCATTAAGAGATAAGTCGAATAGTGCTTTCATAACCATAATGCCACCAACTGTAATCAGCCCAAATAAGACCGAGTGTGCTAATGGGCCATAAGGAAAATTAAGACCGTATGCTGAATAGAAATAAACATTTGCCCCACTGACTGTTCCGACAAATAAAATTGTCATAACTAATCGAGTATCGTTATTTAATGCCGCCATTAAATCACCTCAAGCAAACTCAATAGACACGGCTACTGCACCACTGACTTCTTCAAAGTATAAACCATTAGTGCATAATACACCATGCATGTCAAATTCAATTGTTTGGTTAGCGGCTAAAGTAATCCTTGCGATTTCTTTACCACTAGCGGCTGTATTGTCATATACTTTAATTACTGCCGCAGCATTATTTACTTCTGTCGCATGAATGCTAATCAATTTCACTTGTCCGGTAACTACTAAAGCATTACCTGTTAATACGCCACTACTTCTACAACCCGCTACCATAATATCACTTCTCTAATTGGTGGAGACAAGCCCCTCCTATTTAATGTGTCGGTTCAATTACTTCTTTAATGAAGTCTTAGGCTTTGTTTGGGCCTTTGTCTTCTTAAGGGAGGGTTTTGGTAGAATTTTCTTCTTAGGAACAGGAAGTAATTCTTCAAGTAACTTCTTACCTGATGAGATTTCTTTACCCATTTCCGTAGAAAAGACTTGTAAAAATCTTTCGTTCAATCCTAACAACTCGTCTTTATCTTCTTCACCAAAAACAAAAAAGTAATTAGGGTCAGAAAGACGGATAGCCGCCCATTTTACCGGAACGGCTACCCCTTCTTCCCTCGTAATTTCTTGTTTTGGGTTGATATAAAGCCGACGAATTGATGAATTATCACTTAATCGAACTGTTACCATGTTATCGCCTCAAAGGTTGCCCCAAACTCGCAATCTAACTGAATTACCGTTTGCATCATTAGCCAATGTAGCGTTTGTTCCATCCATAGCGGTAAAAACAAGGGCTAATGAAGTATTAGATTCATATGCTCCTGTTGCCGATATTTCAATAGAAGGTCTTGCTGTGTGCGCTAAATCATAGCCTGTAATTGTTGCACAATGGATTGTAGATAGCCCAAAGTCAGAAGCAGGAATAACTGAACCTGCGGCCAATACAGAAGTAACATCTACTACTGCATCAACAACATATTCGTCACCGCAAACTTTAGGTCGTGTAATTCCCTTATGGTCTGCCAATAAAACTGTTGTGTGTGCTTGTGCCAATTAAAACACCTCACTGTCCGATTGCTAGGAAATAAACTACATCTCCGCTTACACAGTGAATTGTTACATCTCCACTTTCAAGCGGTAAATCGGCGTTAATTACTGCGGCGGCGGCTTCTTCGGCAGTCCCCTTATGTGTAAACATAAGGCTTTCTGTTCGAGTAAGGCCGGTTTCAATATCTCCGTCTGTGCTGTCTGTTGTGGTTTGTCCACACACTAATTTTCTGTTTCCTTCTAAATTCATTTCTAAATGTATTACTGTTGCAAATGCCATTCTTAATCACCTCATTGTATGTTTGTTATCTTTCCTTGTCCTTTGAAGAATGAACAGCCGACTTCACCAATTGTTCGGTAAAGCGCACGATTGCCCAATGTTCCAACACCAAATGGATTTCCGTTTGCGATACCATCCTCAAAGTATTGAGTTGGTTTCATAACGGACAACCAAAGGTGGTCTGTATCAAGGAAAAGCATATCACTTAGTTTGGATGAAGCCGCACCAGTAGCGGTCATATCCTTAACAGGAATCAAAGGAATATCGTAGTATGTTGCCACACGGAATCCGATTTCTTGTCCTTTTGTTCCACGAACACCATTAACTGTCGGGACAATTTCCTTTCTATCCATAAATCGCTCTTGGCTTTGCAATAGGTCAGCCAATGCTTGAATAGTGTCATATCCAGTAAGGATAACCTTTGGAGAGCCACCTGCAAGTCGCAAGTTACGAATCATGTTATTTAGGAGAGTTAAAGTCAATTGACGAACATTTCCAGCAGTATAATCAGTTCCGAAATCAACTTCTGCATCAAGGAAAGAAGCGGCAGTAAATCGCTCACTACCGTAAATTTTTCCTAAATTGTTAGAAGCACTAGTAGTATCAGTTGCGAGGACTCCACCATCAATTAGGAGTAATTCTGCTCTTGATGTAATAACCTTCAACAATGATGAATAATTGTTACCAATGTTAGGCATAGCGGCAACTTCACCGTAATGTTCTAATGGCATAACTAGCATCTTGTTTTGAACTTCAGCGTGGTGCTTACCCATATCTTCACGCATTTGCGCTCGAATATCTCCGATTCCATCGTCAATTTGAGCCATTTCCATAGCCAATTCACTGAAATCGAATTGATGTGCAACAACTTTTGGACTCATGTTTAATTGAGCATAAGTTGGAGCAATTGGGCCTAATCCATCTTGAGCAGTTGAAAGTGCGGCATTCTCAGGAACACCACCAATCATGTCTGCTCTTGGTGAATCCGAACCTAATTCAGCAAGGTTTTCTGTTCCGCTTGCATCAACGGTAAATAGATTTCCACTACCACCGGCAGGTCGGCTCTTTAATACTCTCCAACCACTTGAAGAATAAGGTCGCTTTGCAATCATTGAAAGTGCATTGACTTCTCGGTTTAGCATAGACCAAACCTTTTGTCCGTAAACGATGTTGTATAATGCTGAAACATCGGAAACTCCACTACCAGACAATGATGGAGAACCATCGTGTCCTGTGTGAATACCGCCGACCATACCGGCTTGCTTCAATAAAGCATTACCGGCAGGTAAGTTGTTAATTCCGTATGTTTGCGCTTCTAAGTCTCTAATTGTGTTAATATATCCTGTCATCTTAAATCACCTTCAAATGTTGTTCACCATCTTATGAATATCCGACCAATCCATTTCTGCAAGGTCATCTAATGATGGGAGGGTAACTGTTGCTTCTTTTTGAGCCTTAATGATTGAATCCTTTTCAGCAGTCAAAGACTTTCGCAATTGAGTAAATTCTTCCTTTAGAGAAGAAATTTCACTTGCTGCGTCATATTGAGACTTTGCTAGAATATTCTCACGGTTTGCTCTTTCGGAGTTAAATCGTGTTTCAAAAGACTTTCGGAGGTTATCGTAAGCAAGTGCTTCGAGTTGTTCTTCACGGAAAGCAGCATAAGCCTTTTCAATGTTTGAATTGCTCAAATCAAGAGAATCAAACTCATTGTTTGAGAATGCCTTAACAACAGGCATGTCCGAAGAAGTCGGCTTACCGTTGTTAATTACGATTCGGTCAGCAGGTTCGCCAATTTGGTTTCCTGCGCCATCGAGAGTGCGAAGGTATGCTTTATCTGCTTCTTCATAAGAAGAGTATTCTGCATTTTCTTCCATTGATTCTTCTTCATCAGCCATTTCCATGTCTTCTTCTTCATCAGCCATTTCATAATTACCTTTTTCTTCAGGCATGTGTGGGTTTGTTTTTTCATCCTCTTCTTCCTCTTTGCGAAGCATATTAACTTCTTCCAAAAGGGTGTCCAATTCGCTCAGTGCTTTTTCTAGTTTTTCACTCATTTTTTCACTTCCTATATCTTGTTTTAAAATATCGAATTTCGCTTCGGGGTTAATTCCTTTTTCACATATTGTTACTTCATGGAGTTCTAACTTGCTTATTTCGTTATATTCCCCTAATTCATTGTGGCTTTTCTTTACTTTTTGTAATGCTTGTCCACCAATACTAAATGACCTTAATGACCCTTTGCGAATGTTTCTTCCTACTTCCTTTGCTTTTTCAATGTCATCTCTTAGTTTAATTACTACAAAGAATCCCACATCATCTACTTCTGATTTCCATAATTTACCAGTTTTATCTCTATATGAATCTACGACTTCTCCAACTTGAACATTTGAATGATTAGTCATTACATTTCTAAACTTTGAGTCTCCCATGAATTTTTTAACTGATTCTTGTAATGCTTTTAATGTAATCAAATCGTTTTGTTTATCTACAATTTCAATGCTCGCATATCCACCAATCATTAAATCGTCGTTGCTTTTGAGAATGTTGAACTCATCATTCCTTGTAGCCATGACGCTTATACTCATGTTGCTCAAACCTTCCTATTCTCTTTGAGTATATAATAGACACGGCTCTATTTGGTAGGGAGGGTCAATTCTTTATACCTATCCTCATAAATATTCCACACTCCTGCATCTGATTCGTCATCAGCAGGAGTTTGTTTATATCCAGACCATGCTAGCCACATTTCCTTATTATCTACCTTAAGTCTTCTAATATTGAATTTAGTTTCAAAC